TGACGAAACTCTCGAAGCTGAAAAGAAAAAGAACGAGGAAGAGAGAGCGAAAAAAGAAGCTGAAGAAAAAGCTAAGAACGAATCAGCTGAAGCGGAAAAAAAGAAGAAAGAAGAAGACGAAAAAGCTAAAAACGCAAAAGATGCCGCTGATAGAGCCGCAAAAACTGCTGAGTTTGAAGCTCTTAAAAATGCCGAAAGAGCCGCAGAGCTTGAAAAGCTAAAAAATAGTGCTACACTTGAAACAGGTGAAGACATGGTGGCAAGAGGAAAGGCTCGCTACGGCAGAGACTAATTTTCTAACCAACGTGAAAAAATAAAAACCAATATTCCCTAGAGGAAGGAGCTAAGAATGACACAATCACAAAACCAATTTTCACAGTCTCCAGAACAAGGTATGCTTGACCTTCGTTTCAACACAAACACAATGTCAGGACAGATTGACGTTTCTTCAGGTGGTGGACTCGTTCCAGGCCAAGCTGTAAAGATGGTTGACTCTGTTGGTGGTGTTCCAAAATTCGTAGAGTGTGCGCTAGACGCTGACGATGTTTTTGGTTTTATTAACTACAACATCAAAAACAAAGTTTTCAATGATTATGATGCTGTTGAAGTTTCATATTTCCGTGGAAACGTAATGTACATGACTGCTTCTGCGGCAATCGCTAGAAACGCAGAGGTTGCGGTTGTTATCGCTTCTAAAAAAGTTGTAACGGCGGTTACTGGAGACAGAATTGTTGGTAGAGCTCTTGATAAGGCAACAGCTGATGGACAACTTATTAGAGTTGTCATCGACCTTCCAGGTGCTTTAAAGGCATAGTGTAACTTAAACCAAGAAACGGAAAAAGAAACAAAGAAACAAAAAACGGAGATCTTACAAATGAAAATTTTAAACTCGAAAGGACAGGAAATCCTACTCAATGCTAGAGAGCAACGAGTGGCAGAAGTAAACCAAAAGCTAGTGAACGCTCTTGGATACGAGATCCCTATCACGACCCTTACAACAATTATGAAGAAAGTTTCTGAGCAGAAGTTCTTCTACATCGCTCCGGCCGACTATATGCCGATCAGAGTTGGTGAAGGTGCATGGTCTTCTCAGTTGACAACTTACTTGTCATACAACTTGTCTGACGACTTCGCTACAGGTGTTATCAACACTGGAGCAAACAATGGTCGTCTTGCTTCTGGGGATGCTGGTGTTGACTCTGTTAACGCTAAAGTAATCAACTGGGCAAAATCTATTGGTTGGACTCTGTTCGATCTTGAGCAAGCGGCGAAATCAGGAAACTGGGACATCGTTACTGCGAAAGAAAGAGCGAGAAAGCAAAACTGGGATCTTGGTATCCAGCAAACTGCTTTCCTTGGACTTAAGGGAGATCCTGCGGTTCTTGGACTTCTTACTCAGACAGCTGTTACTCCAAACACAACAAGAATCACTAAGGCTATCAAGGACATGACACCTGCTGAACTTAAAACGTTCACAGCTGGAGTTCTTGGTGACTACCGTGCTCAGTGTAACTACACTGCATGGCCTACGCACTTCACGATTCCAGAGTCAGACTTCACAGGTCTAGCGGCTCAGGCTTCTGCTGACTTCCCAATCAAGTCTGTGAAGCAAGTTCTCGAGGAGTCGTTCCAGGAAATCACTGGAAACAAACAATTCAAGATCCAGGGTTGTGCTTACGCTGAGTCTGCAAGATCTGGTCTTGGAGTTCAACGTTACGCTCTTTACAACGCTGAAGAGACTTCGATGAGAATGGACATTCCAGTTGATTACACGTCAACTCTTGCCAACTCAATCGACAACTTCTCTTTCCAGAACGTTGGTTACGGACAGTTCACAGGATTCGTTCTGTACCGTCCTCTTGAGATGATGTACTTCCAGTACTAATCCCACTCTCCTTTTGGAACAAATCATGGTAACGTAGAAATACGTTACCATTTTTTTTAGGAGATCTTTTTATGTCATTCACTCTCCCTACCATTCAAGAATTTAAAGACTACTTCATTCGAGATTTCCCATTTCAGCCTTCAGTCACACCTCCAGAGGTAGTTGATCTCGATTCATACGTCCAGGACGCTGACATTCAAAAAGCTTTTGATGAAGCTGATACCTGGAACAACGATGGACTTTTTTGTGACCAGAAAACTTTCACTATCGGATTTATGAATTTGTCGGCCCATTATTTGGCGATGAATTTAAGAGCATCCTCTCAGGGAATTTCCGGTCAATTCGATTGGGGTGCGAACTCTAAGAGTGTTGGGAGTGTTTCAATTTCTACAGCGATTCCTCAGCGAATCCTGGAGAACCCAGAGCTCGCATACTTAACAAAAACAAACTACGGTACTAAGTACGCAATGATGATCCTCCCTCAGTTGTCTGGGGTTATGTTTAATACTCCGGGAGCAACAACACCATGAGTGACGACTTCGAGTATAAAGACAAAGGCCTGGAGGCGATCCTTAAGGCCATCAAAGATCCCCCAAAGGTCAAGGTCGGAATACTTGGAGATAAAAATCAGCGTGAAGGTGATAATGGGAACGCAGAGATTGGCCGTCGTCACGAGTTTGGTATTGGTGTACCAATGAGATCGTTTCTTCGTATGCCTCTAAATGAGAAGTTCCAGGAATACCTAAACGAAGCAGAACCACTTTCAGAGGATGAGCTTAAGCAAGTCATAGCAACAAAATCTCTCACGCCACTTCTCAAGAAGATGGGGATAATTGGAGAGACTGTTATCTCTGATGCATTCAAAACAGGTGGCTTCGGTAACTGGAAAAAATCTAATTTCAAATTTAAAAAAGTACACCAAACACTCGTAGAGACTCAACAGCTTCGTGACTCTATAACATCAAAGGTAGATGAAAAATGAAATTTTCTAATGGTAAAAATACAAAGATTAATCAAAACAGCGGGACTCTTCCAGATGTCAGTGCCGCTTTATTAAATTGGTTTCAGCCAATGGTCTTCATCAGGGTTCTGAAAGAAGTAATCAACGGCCAGGTGTCGGAGACTCCAACTCCGGCATCTTTTCAAGGGGTGATCCAACCATTCACCTCCAGGCAATTAGTGCTTAAACCAGAAGGTCAAAGGGCCTGGTCTTGGTGGAAGCTTCACTGCCAACCATCTTTCATTGTTGACGTGGATGAGGTGGTAACTTATTTAGGAAAGCAGTACCGAGTGATGGCCAGAAATGATTATGCTATTTATGGATACATAGAGTATGATCTTATTGAAGACTACACAGGGAGCGGGCCAACGTGAAAATTCTACAAAATTCAACAGCTATTGGGATCAACTTAAAAACTGCTTTCCAGGCCGTTGAGGGCACAGCTCCATACGTTTACTCTGTCTTACCAGGTGGAGCAGGTGGGACGATTGATGCCAACGGAATGTACACCGCTCCCTCGAGCGTTCCCAGCGATCCAAAAAAGACCGTAGAAACGATTCAAGCAGAAGATGCTGACGGTACGATAGTCACGGCAAAAATTTCCATCCTAGACCCTCTGGGGCTCTTTATGGACATAATCCGAAGTGAAATGGGATTGGACGCTGACCAGATTTACCTCTGGGATCAAAAAATAAATATTCCAAACGACTCGAGGCTTTATATTGCCGTTTCGGTCTTGTCGTGCAAGCCTTTTTCTAACGTAAGGAAGTATGTTGGGAGCACTACCCTAAAACAAATTCAATATACTAATTTCCGTGCTATACTTCAGGTAGATATTTTCAGCAGAGGCACGTTGGCACTGACCAGGAAAGAGGAAGTTATAATGGCCATGAAGTCTGACTACGCACAATCTCAGCAAGAGGTGAATGCGTTTAAAATTGGAGAACTGACGACATCGTTTAACAACTTGTCGCAGGTAGAAGGTTCGGCCATACCTTACAGATTTAACATTTCGATCCCGATGATGTACACTGTATCAAAAGGGAAAGATGTAAAATATTTTAACGAATTTAGGCAAGAAGAAATTCTTACTAATTAATTGGAGGACTCATGGATTTGAATATTAACAATGTAATCAACATTTCAGTTTCTCAGCCAGGACAAGGCATTGGAAGATACAACACTTCAAACCTTGCTCTATTCACGAATGAGATCCCTGAGAACTTTGGATCTGATAAGTACAGAATCTATCTATCACCTATCGAGGTTGCAGATGATTTTGGAACTGACTCAATTACTTACAAAATGGCCAACGCTATTTTCTCTCAACAGCCAAACATCCTGGCCAACAGTGGATACCTGGTTGTTATCCCAATGCTTCTTTCCACTCAATCAATTACTCCAAGCACTGTACCGGACGCTGGTTCAGTTGTTTTAACTTTCCAACAAGGTTCTACTGCGGCGATCAACTTCAATGACACGACAGATGTAATCCAAACGAAAGTAAGAGCTGTTCCTGGATTGGAAAAAGCAATCGTCACAGGATCTCTTGCAACGTCAATCCTTGTGGAGCTCGGAGGGACGCTTGGTGCCCAGGCGTTAATCACTGACTCTGCAAACTCTCTCGTTACAGGAGTGACTCCTGTTGTTCTTGATATTCAATCAACACAAGCTGGGGAAACTCCGGCGGCGGCGATTGCTAGAACTTCTGGCCTGGTTCAATATTTCGGATTAATGCACACGAAGGTTTTATCATCGACAGAAAGAGCTGACTTTGCTCCAGCTGTTCAACCTCTTCTGAAAATTGGATTCTCTGTTTCAAGAACTCCAGCTGACGTTGAAGTTGGTGGATCTCTTGACTTGTTGAGAACTGGAAACTTAACCCACACCAGAGGATTATTTCACGGGGTATCAACTGATCTCGAGGCCCTTATCATGCAAGCTAGTTATGCTGGGAGAGCCTTATCAACAAACTTCACAGGAAGCAACACGACTCAAACGATGCATCTTAAAGATCTATCGTTGGTTCAGCCAGATCCTTCAATGACTCAAACTCTTCTGAACAAATGTATGGCCGCAGGTGCAGACACATACGTTTCAATCCAGGGCGTTCCAAAAACATTCTGCTCTGGGAAGAATGATTTCTTTGATAACATCTACAACCTTCTATGGTTCGTTGGTGCTCTACAAGTTTCAGGCTTCAACGTTCTTGCTCAGACTTCGACAAAAATTTCTCAAACAGAGCAAGGTGTAGATTCTTTAAAATCTGCATACAGACGTGTGTGCGAGCAAGGATTGACGAATCAATTCCTCGCTCCTGGTAGCTGGACTTCTCCAAACTTTTTCGGAAATCAGGCAGATTTCATTGCGAACATTGAACAGAGAGCTTACTACATTTACTCTCAACCAATCGTGCAACAATCTCCAGAGGATCGTGAAGAAAGAAAAGCTCCACTTATCCAGATCGCAATCAAGTACGCTGGTGCGATCCACAGCTCTTCAGTAATTGTTAATATCAATAAGTAATCGGAGGATTTGATGAACACAGTAACACTATCAGGAAACGACTCTACAATTATCGACAACATCCCACTAACGGATCTTGCAGATGGTGATTGTACGTCTTTAACTTTTCCAAACGATATTGCCAGCTTAAAAACTGGTAAGAACGGAAACTCTGTTTACTCTTTAAACGAGAGTGGGAACCAGGCAGAGATGAAGGTAAGAGTCCTTCGTGGATCTTCTGACGATAAAAGGCTTAACGCTAAAATGGTTCAACAGCAGGCCAATTTTGCCGGGACTGTTCTTATGCAGGGAGAGTTCGTTAAGAAGCTTGGTGACGGTCTAGGGAACGTTACAAGCGACACTTACATTACCTCTGGCGGTATCTTCACAAAAAGAGTTGAAGCTAAAACAAACACTGATGGCGACACTGAGCAGTCTGTTGCTATCTACACTATCAAGTTCTCGAATGCTCCAAGGATTTTAACTTAATGAAAAAAGTAAAACTCCCAAGTGGAAATGAATTAATTATTATCGTTGCGGACTTTTCAACTTCGAGAGCGTGCTACCAGGCATTTCTCGAAGAGGGAAAGTCCCTCACTCTCGACCCGAACGCTCAGGTTGACGTGAACCTTTACAAGGATCTCGTCTGCTCAATGTTGTCTTCAAAAAGAATTGAAAGTGCTGTGTGGGCGTGCATGACAAAATGTACAATCAACAAACTCCCAATCACAGAAGAAACATTTGAGCCAGTTGAATGTCGTGATGATTACCTTACGGTGATGATTGAAATTGCCAAAGCGAACATCATGCCTTTTATGAAAAGCCTCTATGCAGAGTACGCTCCAATTTTCAAGAGCATACTGCAAACAAACCTAGCGTAGAGGTTTCTGACGACTCGTTGATGATCTTGCTTCGCTTGGTGAAAGCAGGGTACGGTTCCCTGAAAGAAGTAAAGGAAATGGGTGCGAGAGAAGTTTTACAGGCCCTACACTATGAACGTTTTCTTGATGAGTATGAAAACGCCTACGTTGAGATGAATAAAACATGACGATAGCAGAACTTTTTGTAAATTTAGGTGTTAAGGGTGACGGCCAAGCCAAGTCCGCTCTAGGTGGAGTTAAGGAAGGCTTAGGCGATATTAAGTCAATGTCGATTGAGGCGAAAGCCGCTATCCTCGCAGTCGTATATGGGCTCCAGCGCATGATGAGCGAGTCTGGTAAGCATGGGCAAGGGCTTGCGAATTTTGCGGCCCAGACAGGTCTATCAGCTCAAATGCTCCAGAAGTGGCAGTACGCTGGTCAACAAGTAGCTGTTGCGAACGAAGAGGTTGCATCGTCATTTAAAACAGTCCAGGACGCTATGGCCCAGATGCAATTGGGTGGTGCCGCTCCTCAAGGTTGGGCCGTAATTAATTCTCACTTGGAAAAAATGAACGAAGGAATTGATCCAAAAAGAATCAATGACATCGAATACGTCATGCAAAAGCTACAGCGTTTTGCCCAGACATCAAATCAGGCATTTGGAAATCAGATGCTAAAAGGACTTGTTGGCGACAACATGATTGGCGCATTCAGAAGAAACGCATTCAACGATAAAATTTTCTCGCAAGCCCCTACCTACTCGGATGGACAAATCAAGCAGCTCGGGAGAGTTGATGCCGCATGGGCAAACCTAGGTACAAAATTAAATATGGCCTTTGGAAAGCTTACAGCTAAACACGGCCTGGATTTTATTAAAGATATTGATATGATCGCAACGAAGGTTTTAAAGCTTTCAGATGCGCTTTTAATTCTTGCAGAGAGATCCAAAGTTTTTGAAGGAATTGGAAAAGTTTTTGAAGGTTGGGGCTTCATGCTCGACTCTATCAATATGTCCCTTGCTGAAAACGCCAAGCTTGAAAACATGAGTAAGGACGACAAACAAAAATACCTGGCCAAGAAATGGGCAGATAGAAAATACCAGGATGAGCAAGAGAGTCTTTATATCAAAGACCAGATCATTGGCTTCTTCGGTGGAAAGCAGCGACATGAAAAAATAATGGATGCTAGACCTGTTTCAAAAATAAAAGGAAACGGGATGAGTGTTGTAAACAATAACAACAACACAATGACATTTGTCTTTGACGAGAACACCGCCAAAGATCCTCAGTCAATTGCGAACGCTGTTGATAAAAAAGTAAAAGAGGCCAATGTAAACAGTCCTAAGAATGGGGGGTACTAATGGCAGACATCACTTCATCAATACAGACTGCGGCAACAACTGCGCTGACACTTTCTAATTTAGTCCTGGTCACTCCTCAGAAAAACATTGGATACTTGCCGACACAACAAGGGAGTCAATCGCTAAACGTCCCTACGCTAATGTTTCACTACGAGGGAGAGAATACTGTTCAGATTGATAGCGACATCACAGATCATTACGTCGAGGACAATACAGCGATAGCCGACAACATTGCACTTAAGCCGGAAATAATAACTGTGAATGGATTTATTGGAGAGTTGAACAACGTAACTCCAGATGAACTAGTGGCCATCAAGATTGCAACGGAAAAACTACTTGTTATTAGCGCATACACGCCCGAGCTATCTGCAACAGGACAGCTTCTTTATAATCAAGCAGAGCAAGCATACAGACTCGCTCAGACGATAAAAAACAATGCTGTCTCTTCATGGAACAGCGTTGCGAACAGGACTCCTAGATCTACCGCTGGCCAAGTAAATCAGATTGGTTCATCTGGGATAATCACAAACAACGGAGCTCAAACTCTCCAGCAGAAAATGTATCAACAGTTTTATGGATACTGGAGAAACAGAGCTCTTTTTAAAGTCCAAACACCTTGGGCAATATTCAACAATTGTGCAATCCTTGGAGTTCAAGCGATCCAGGACGACACCACAAGAATGATTACAAGCTTCACCGTAAGATTTAAACTTATAAGAGTAGCAAAAACTCAAAGAGATAATCTTGCTTTCGATAGCTCGAACTCTCAGGGAAGAGCTGTAAATCAAGGTGCTCCACTAGTTGATTTAGGGACACAAACTCCGCTACAATCAATTGGACTTCCGGCCGTTTTACCATAAGGAGTAATTGATGCTAAAGATTCAACAGGTAACAAACGACACTCGACAAAGACAGACATTGACGTTACCGGACGGTACTGCTCTGACGATTGAGATGTATTTTGTTCCAATGCAGTACTGTTGGTTCATTGAAAAACTCACATATCTGGACTTCGAGGTTAATGGACTAAAAATCTCGAACAACTTAAATATTTTAAGGCAATTTAAAAATCAAATCCCTTTCGGATTGGCCTGTATTTCTGTCAACGACAGAGAGCCATCGTTCCAGGATGATTTTTCAACAGGTGCCTCTACTCTGTACATTTTGACGGCCGAAGAAGTTGAAGCATACGAGGATTATTTGCGTGGATAAGTTTGGAAGAAATTATTCGCTGACGATCCAGGTTGAAGAGGGCAACCCAGAAGGGATTATTATCAAGCCCCCATTCACTCTAGAGTTTGACATCAATAGAAATTATCTTGCGACTGTTTCTAATAGTGCTTTCAGAATTTACAACCTTTCAGAAAAAAACAGATCTCAAATCCGAAAAGATTTAAGGGACTGGGGCCTGTTAAGACAGATTGCATTTAAGGCAGGTTACGGAGAGAAGCTTACTCTTGCTGTTGCCGGAAACATTACTCAGGCATTTAGCGTGCGTGAGGGGAATAACTTCATCACTCAGGTAGAATGTTTTGACGGTGGATTTGCATTTGAAAACGCAATCGTAAATACTCAGTATCCAGAAGGGACACCTCAGAAAACAATTGCAGAAGATCTTGTAAAGTCTCTTGCTGACTATGGTATAAAAAAAGGGGCCATCGGAGACATTCCTGGATCAATATCGAGAGGCAATGCTTATACTGGAAACACTTGCAACGTCCTCAGAGAGATAACGACTGGCAACTTTTTTATTGACGGTGGGAAAGCAAACATACTTGGTGAAAATGAAGTTATCGAGAGTACTGTTTTTGTTATAAATAGTTCGAGTGGTCTTCTTGGAACTCCGACAAGAGAAAACAGCTTAGTTAATTTAACTATGCTATTTGAACCAAGAATCGACGTCGGACATCTTGTGAAAATTGAAAGCACGACTGAAAAAAACTTCAATGGGTTTTACAAGGTCGCTGGGATAAAGCACAAAGGAATTATTTCTGAGTCTGTTTCAGGAACGGCTACTACATCATTAACTCTTGTGAAAGGATACGGTGATTTTATCACTGTAAGGTCAGGTTCATAATGGCAAATGAAAAATCATCAATCAATGTTTACTCGAAAGGAATAGATCCAACACTCGCAGAAGTTCTGGCCAATTGGAAGAATGATATTTTGATGTCAACCAATTGCCACGCAATCGCAAAGGTTCAAAGCTTTAACAAGGCCAACCAAACTTGCACGGCAAAGATGAACTACTCGAGAACTTTTTTTAAAAGAGTTGCGAATGGTAAATATGAACCATACCAGGTTGAGTATCCTGTATTGATTGATATGCCAGCAATATCTCTTCGTGGTGGGAAGTCTGGAATAAGATTTCCGATTAAGCCAGGAGACGATGCCCTTGTGTGTTTCAATGATAGAGACATCGACAATTGGTTCGCAGGGAAAAACGGCGGTGGGGTTGCTACCTCAAGAATGCATTCTTTTTCAGATGGGATAGCGATTGTTGGATTGAGCTCTAAATCAAACCCCATTCCTGGTTACGAGAATGATGGTGAAAACGAAGCTGTATTTTACAACGAAGATTCAAAGATCTCTGTAAAGCCAGATGAGATTAAAGTTTCAACTACTCAGGCGCAGGTGTCTGTTAAGACAAAAATAAAAATAGAAAACAATGCGAGAAACTTGCAGGTCATTCTCCAGGAGTTAATGACTCAGCTCCAGGCCCTTTCTTCAACAATTGTCCCGGCTCCTGGAAATCCACTAAATCCTGCGGTAACGTCTCAGCTGGCAAATATTGCCATTAAAATTGGGGAGCTTTTAGAATGATAGTACGATCAGTTGACCAAGATAATGACTGGACTTTTGGGAAGGGTAAAAACGATTATAAGCGTGATCGAGATGCCCTGGCCCAGGTTATAAAGACCACTCTTCAAAACTTCCTTGGAGACTGCTTTTTTGCCGTCTCAGAGGGTATTGATTGGTGGAATCTGCTGGGCTCCAAAAAGAAGACAGAACTCGAGCTGAATGTCGCATCCACTATTTTAAATATCCCTGAAGTTACGGAGTTAATTGCAGTTTCAGCGATTTTAGATGAGAATAGGAGCATAAGATTACAATACTCATGTAACACTATCTATGGGGAAATTTCTGGAACCATAGACCAGGAGATTTAAAAAATGCCAAACGTTATCAATGCCAATGGCTTAACGGTGAACACTCAAGAGGAAGACGTAGCAAAACTTACGGCCGCCTATAAAAGTATTTATGGAAACGACATCAACCTAGACTCTGGATCTCCAGATGCTCAAATGATGATGATCTACATCCAGATGAACCAGGACAAGCTTGACTTAATAAAAAATGTAAACGCATCTTTCGATCCAGATCAGGCGACTGGCAGGATTCTTGATGTTCGTGTTGCAATAAACGGCATCCAGAGACAGGCCGGAACATATACAATTACTCCGGTCACTATCACCACAACCCAGGCAGTTGTCCTTTACGGATTAAACGATCAGGATACACAAGATGTTTTCACTGTCCAGGATGAGTCTGGATACCAGTGGCAATTGATGGAAACTGTGAACTTGCCGATCTCTGGTACTCATGTTTTAAATTTTAGAGCAAGCACTCCTGGTGCTAACTACACCCTGCCTGGTACAATTAAATTTCCGGTAACAATTGTCCTTGGTGTTGCAACGATAAACAACCCAACCACATATACCACTCTGGGGATAAATGAAGAGTCAGATGCGAAATTAAAAATCAGAAGACAGAAATCTGTCTCTCTTGCATCTCAAGGTTATCTCGCAGGATTATATGCGGCCCTAAGAAACATAAATGGAATTGAAGTTCAGATCTACGAAAACAAAGATGATATTCCAAACGGAGATGGTCAACCTGGTCACTCTATTTGGGTAATTGTTTCGGGGACGGCAGATCCGGCCGAGATTGCCAACGCTATTTATAAAAAAAGAAATGGCGGTTGCAATATGTTTGGTGACGAGTCTTATACGATCATTCAGCTTGATGGATCTCCGTTTGTTGTTAATTGGGATATGGCCACAACAGAAGACTTATTTATTGAGTTTGAAGTAACATCTCTCGACGGAGTAGTTCAGCCAAACATTGAGGGAATAAGAAATCAACTTCCTACTCTTTTATCTGCCGGTGTTTATGAAAAAATAAACATCAATGACATTGCAACACTCGTCCAGCAGATTGATCCAAACGCTCTGGTTACGAATTGCGGACTTGGATTGACAGACACAGGGCCATTTTATTCTTCTATTTTGCCGAGCTCTAAAAAAAGTCAATTCTTAGTTTCTTCTGCGAATGTAATTATTACTCCGATGCAGATAAGACCTACGGCGATTACAATTGAAACAGAGGATACGAGACAGTTCTTGGCCTTTGGTGGATTTGGAACATACACATGGACTCTTGAGCAAAACGACTCTGGTGGAACCATTAGTCCGATTGGGTTCTATGAATCAGGGCCTGTTGGAGCGGTTACAGATATTGTCAAGGCTACAGATGAGCACGGAAACAGCGTAACAGCAACAATCCAGGTGATTTAATGAGTTTAGTTCAACTGATCGCATATTATGTAAATCTTTTAATTATTCAATATAAGGGTAAGCCTAAAGCAGAAGCAACGATTGCCGCTCTGGCAGATCTTGCCCTTGATGATATGATTGCCTTGGACGTGAGAGATGCTTACGAACTAGGACAGGCGGTTGGTGCACAGCTGGATGTAATTGGTAAGTACGCTGGAGTTTCTAGAACTGGTTATACTTTTTTTGGCCAAGTAACTCTCAATGACGATGAGTTCACCACGCTTATACAGCTGGCAATTTTAAAGAACTCCGCAGGGAGCTCTCTTTACGACATCCAGGTTCTTCTAAATATTTATTTCCCGACTACGATTTTTGTTTTTGACTATAAGCAGATGAGGATGAGCTACTTCCTAAGTTCAGATCTCGCATCGTCGAATCTGGCCCAGATGTTTATTGTTCAGCAATTATTGCCAGTACCGATGGGAGTAAGGCTTTCTTCTTTGATATATTTTCCCGTCCTGGATCAATTCTTTGGGTTCAGATCCTATACGGCCGAAGCTCACAACGCTACACCATTCAACACTTACGACGATTATCAACTGGCATGGCCTTGGTTATCTTATTCTTATGCAATTGACTCCGGTACAAGTTTCGACGAAAGCTTGAAGACAGAATCTGGCGATGATAGAATTGTTCAAGAAGATGGATCACTGATGTTCATATAATGGAGAGTTAAAAAAATGGCTGATGTAAAAATATCGCAACTCCCACAACTACTAAATGCAAATGCGAACGGAAGTGACTCACTCCCAATTGTAGATTCGGTAGCTGGGCAAACAAAACAAATAAAGCTTTCAGAGCTCGACCAGCGATGGCAATCACTTCCAATTGGTGGTACTGCTGGACAACTTTTAAAAAAGAACTCCTCTGCGCCTAACGATGTTGTTTGGACAACGCTGACGAAATCCGATATTGGATTGAGCAACGTCAATAACACTTCGGATTTGGACAAACCAGTTTCGATTGCTACTCAATCTGCATTGAATCTAAAAGCAAACAACACAGCTCTTGCCCTTAAGGCAGATAAGACTTACGTTGATGCAGGACTCGCATCGAAACAAGATGTTTTACCAGCTGGGACTGATGGATATTTTTTAAGCCTCGTTCTCGGTGTACCTACATGGGTAGCTGGAGGCGGTGGTGGCGGTGCAGTTGATTCTGTTTTCGGGAGAACTGGAGTCGTCACAGCTCAAACCGGAGACTACACAAAAGCCCAGGTTGGACTTTCTGACGTTGACAACACTTCGGATCTGGACAAGCCAATCTCTACGGCCACTCAGAGTGCTTTAAATGCCAAGCAGGACTTGTTGCCAGCTGGGACTGATGGGTATGTACTAACTCTTGTCGCCGGCGTTCCTACGTGGCAACCAAGCTCTTCTGCGGCTCCTGCAATATCTGGAACAAGAGCGGCTCCAATGACAATAACTGTTACCGGAATTTCTTTCTCTGGTTCTAGCTATCAAAACTTAAAATTTATAAAGAGTGGTGGTGGGCTTGTTACCGTAACTGCAAACCCTCAGATCCAGGCAGGAACAGCTGTTGGCCAGGTATTAACCTTGATCGGCCGTGACGACACTGATAGAATTAAACTCGCAGACGGAACAGGGTTGTCATTAAATGGTGACTGGTACTCGTTTGAAAATAATATCCTTTGCTTAATTTGGGATGGCACTGTTTGGTGCGAACTATATAGGAGATCATAATGAGGAACTTTTTATCAATCACGCTTGCGCTGTTATTGTTTTCCACGAACGTTTCAGCCCAAAACTATGGAACATTTGATTTATGGAGGACTAATGATCGCTCAAAAGTCTACACTCCTCCTAGCGCCACTGACACTTTGGTTGGTCGCACTTCAACTGATACGTTAACAAATAAAACTATTAACGGATCATCAAACACTCTGACAAACATTCCAATGGCGAGCGCCTCTGGGACTCTTGCAGTTGCGAATGGAGGTACTGGAAAAACATCTTGGACTGACGGAGTTGCAAAAATTGCTTCTAACGTTTTCAGCTCTGGATTAGTTCTAAACGCTGACATTGATCCGGCCGCAGGAATTGCATATTCAAAACTTGCAACGATGGCCACTGGATCAATTCTTCTGGGAAACGCAGGAGTGCCCACGGCAACAACTCTTTCAGGAGGGGTTACTGTAGGAGCTACAGGGGTCGTCACTCTAGGAAATTCTGCCGTCATAACTCAATTGTTAACAGGATATACTTCTGGGGCTGGGACAGTTTCAAGCACTGACACAATCATTGGAGCACTTCAGAAAATTGATGGTAATGACCAGCTTAAAGTTTTAAAGTCAGTCGCAACCACCGCCGGTGATCTTTACGGTTCTTCGGCTTCATCTACTCCTGCAAGAGTTCCAGTCGGAAACGATGGGGATGTTTTAAGTGGGGACTCTTCTCAGTCAAACAAATGGACTACTCGACAAATTTTAGAATCGACTAACGATTTATCTCAATTCAATGGATATGAAAATTTAAACACCTGGGCGACAGGAAATAACGCCACTGTAATGGGCGGAGGAACTCTTAACGGAGTATTTGCGAAAGAGACAGCAGACCCATTAAACCTGTCTGCAACATATAAATACACTCAAGGTGCGTCGGCCCTTAATGATTATATGTGTACTCCCGCAAAGCCTGTTAAAAGAGGATTTAAGGGGCCAACTGTATTTGTTGGCACTCCTTTTAATTACGATGGATCAAGCGGAGATATTCAGGCAAGTGTTTACGATGTAACAAATTCAGTCGTACTGACTACTTTTTCAGTTGTTACATTTCCATCATCTTCTAGCTCTTCGACTCAGATGATGTCTGGAGTTTTTCCTCAATCAACAAACTCTTATAGGATTTGCTATCAAGTTAAATCAGCAAATAGTGGAAAGATTTTTAGCTATGGGCCAATCGTTTCAACTAAGAGTTTGGCAATTTTTGGTTCAATCAATAGTTATAACTTAACTTCATACAAAGAATTTACTCCCAATTTTTCTGGTATTGGGACACCGTCTTTAGTTAAAGCATTTTGGAGACAGAACGGAGATCATTTAGAAGTTTATGGTCGAGCTACTTCTGGCACGGTGGTGGCCTCTGGTTTTACTATTGGATTTTCATCTTTAGGATTAAAGATCGACACGGCAAAAGTAGTCGCAGACAATACAAAGGGACAGATCAAGGGAGCTTTTGCAAGAGACGCAGTAGATGCTGGTTCGTTCAACGTCGGATTTTCTTCTGCCTATGTTGATTCAGTATACGTTGCCGAAGGAGGAGCGCTAGGGGGCCTTAGAGATAGTGATAGCTCTACCATCATTAATAGCAATGAAAAGTTTAGCTTTTACTTCTCAGTCCCGATTTTAGGATGGACTGCTGAGAGTCCGGCTATCGCTTCTCCTACTCAGCAAGTATCGTCTGATTCTTGTGTTTTTACTTTCAAATCAACTGCCCTTGACGGAACAGAGGCTCCTTGTACTTATAATACCTACCTAAAGCTAGCCAGCGGTCAAACGTCGACAACCATAAATACCTCTGCCCCTTCTCAGTCGGCATCCTCAATGAATGCCAATGGGATACTGATTACTGGTAGAAATTATGCTACAGCAGGGACTTCTGGAGATCCTACGAGATTTGATATTTTTATAGGGAAAAACTTAAAAAACGTCACAGTATTTGGATATGACGGATTAGCAAAGGGAGGAAATGATTTAAATCTAGACCCTTTTATTTACTCATCATCAGAGCAGTATGGATTAAATAGGACATATAATGCTACGACTGGGATATTAACTCTCGACGCCGGAGGAATTATTAGCGCCTCAATTACAACAAGAGGCTTCCTTAGAAAAACTTTTGCCAATAGCTCCCCAACGGGATATTTCTCATTCTATGGGTCAACAACTCCGTCGATCACCTCAATTCCACAAATTGGAAATAACTACACTCCATTTTTACCGGAAGGGGTGAGGGTTGAAACGTTCACAGTTAGGTATACGGGTGTAGGTGGAGGTTCGACAGTTTGCTCGACTGGAAACTGTGTCCTTTCCCAGAAAGCAAACTTTGTATCGACTATCGCTTTTTCAAGCACAGGGGTTTATGTAATGACTCCAACCAGAAAGTATACAGACCTTTGGTGTTCACTTTCTGCCACTGGGGCAAGTAACTACTTAGGGCCTCAATTGAATGAGTACAACTCAAGCGCAGGAACTCTTACCTTTCAGTCAGGGGTGAACACTACAGCAACAAACTCTTTTGGAACTTTATACTGTCAAGGATTTTACTAATGAAAAATATTTTAATTTTATTTGTTTTACTTTCACTTTGTTCATGTTCTTCGAATCAGATCATGAGATACTGTAAGCATATCGGTCAAGACTACTATGACTGTAAAAAACCATAATCGGAGAATTAAATGGCAAAACAACCAAGAATTTTTCAAAAAATATTTGCTGAAAATTCCGGTCTCGCCCAGGTCGGAAAATTCGGATCTCTTGCCGCTGGATCTCCTGAGACGACCATGGATTTGGCACAGGTGCAATCATTGTCCCAGTTTCGAGGTGGTTGGTTTTCAGCTGTGCTAGGAAATAATTCTCCTGCAATTGAAGATATGAACGCCTTGTTCTATCTAATCACGGCTCAATTGTCTTACTTGTTTATGAGCGGTATTCCCGAATGGTCGGCAGAAGAAAATTATTTTATAGACAGCATAGTGAGGAGTGGATCTACGCTTTACATTTCACTAACTGACGACAATATCAACAACGCCCTTACTGACGATACAAAATGGGTTTCACTTGGAAGAAACATAAGGACAATATCTTTGACTGGCCAAACCCTTTCGAAGAATGACGACACTGTTTTGTTTCAAAGTCCAGATGCCCCAATGGGAATGGATTTTATTTTACCGCCTGCCGCTGACTGCAAGGGAAAAACACTTCACTTAAAAAACATTGGTACAGGTCTTTGTGGTGGATATGGTAACAACTACGGTGTTGAAAAAATTGACGGCCTAGACCAGGTTGATATTAGCGGATTAAATACTGCCGTTACGCTTGTGTGTGACGGAGAAAATTGGTTTATATTCTAAGGAGAGTTATGAATTTTTTAAAAACATTTTTATGTTGTTTTATTGTTATCGCGATGATGAGTGAATCTGTTCACGCTGCCTACAACCCAAGAGCCGCTACAGTAGACAACGTAGCGGCCGTGCAGATGAATAGCTTTAGGATGATATCATCATCAAGCTCAAAACAATTCGGAGGGAGGGGTGCATATGTACCATCAAACACTGGATCTTTTTTCTGTTTCGGATCAGAATCTTCAGGAACTGACTCCACGATAAGATTAGGGTATCAAGGTCAAAAATCATTTATTGGCACTACACCATCAAACTCTCAAGTAAGGGGCGTGTCGTACAACAGCAACTCAAATACTCTGTTTGCTTTTGGTACAGTTTCTCCTGGTTCAACTGGTTTTGTTCTCTATGGGACTGATTGTGTTACATGGTCAACTGGGACATGGTCTGGATCTGGATTTGGAAGAGCAGGTGCTTCTAATCCTGGAATGAATGTAATCGTGGGGAGCAATGGTTCTGGTGGATGTTCCATCTCTTATTCTGTTGCTGGAATAAACTGGACAGCGGCAACAATTGCAAGTTCTGGATGTTCTGGATCTGTTGGAGAGTTATTTAGTGTTGTGTGGAATGGTACAAAGTTTGTCGCCATTGGTTTTAATATTTATGCAACTTCCACTGACGGCATAAACTGGAATGTTGGCTCAATGCCCGCGGGTACGTGGAGTGGACTAATATGGGATGGATCTAAATTCATAACAAAAAAAGGGAATAGTGATACTCAGTTTGCCACATCTACCAATGGAACAACATGGACAGTCCTTAGCCAGGTTCACAATATTGGTGGCTGTATAGGTAACACTCTCCTATACACAGGGAGATATTACTTCTGCGGAACCCTTAATCTTGCAGGGAAAAGCGCGGCCTATTCACCGGACTTAACAATTTGGAAAACAGTTGAACTTCCTGCTGGGTCTATTGTCGGAGCTTCCACTGATGGTATTAGAATTGTAGGGGTTAACTCTGCCCCTGTGACGGCCACTGATACCTTTATCGTATCCCCAGGATTTCCCCTTTAAAAAGACTTGAAATGATTGGTGTTGTCATTCATAATGGAATCTATGACAACTCCAATCACTTTACATCTAAAAAGAAAATCCAATAGAAAACTCCACGAAAATTTGCGTTTACTTATCGAAGAGAAATTATTCAAGGACGGAATCGTTCCTGAATGTTTTTTGCAACAAGACATACCTGCTTGTGTCGTCGCTGTTGCAAAGGCTCTTGAGTCTTTAAAAATACGAGAGGTAGGTGGAAACAATCGTGGAGAGTTGATTGGATACATCCAGAGCTCGATTGGAAGTTATGTAAAAAACGGTGACGGTGAGCCTTGGTGCTTAAGTACCATTCAGTGCATCGTCGCCTTTATTGAAGACTTTTTTCAGATCGAGTCCCCATTCCCATCTACAGAGTCAGTTATGAGCTGCTATACGGCCGCCAGAGAGATTCCAGACCTGGTGTCTGATGATTGTGAACCAGGGAGCTTTTATCTAGCTCAAAACGGCAATAAATGGTTCGGTCACGCAGGGACAGTCTTAAGTACCTCGATAGAAACAATGACAACATTTGAAGGGAATACCGGGGCGCAATCCGTAAGGGACGGTGATGGAGCCTATATCAGAATCCGAAATATTAAAAAAAATGGTGATCTCGTTACAAAAGGATTTGTTCGAGTGTATCCAGAAAATAAAATTCCACAGGGGAAAATATGACAATACCATCACTAAGTAAAATTTCAGAAGTGTCTGCGTCTCTGATGGAGCAATTTCAAATTAAGTTTTTTGTTTTTTTAAATGTTTACGTTTTTACATACCTGTTTGGGACTCACGAAAACTTTGTAACAATTGCATTGCCAATTTTCTTGATCGTGTTCCTGGATACCATGATGGGGGTCATGTATGCGATAAAGTCAAAAAACTTTTCAACAACAGATCTCACGGCCGTTGGAGTTAAGGCCCTAGTGTATTCGATATATGTCCTCACAGCGAGAGTTATTGATTCAAACGTTGGATCTTTTTCAATCCCATTGATTGAAATTGCCGTAAAAGATCCTGCGACCATAGCCGTCAAGTCGTACATCCTTGGGACTGAAGCACTTTCTATTTTTGAAAATGCCGCAAAACTTGGATTTAAGATACCACCTGGAATCAAAAAATACCTAAAAGATTTTACAGATGACGGCCAGGAAATTAAGAAGTAAAATATAATTCACAGTTATCCACATGGTTTCAACAAAGGAGTACCAATGAAAAAATTACTATCTCTCACTATGATCGCCTCTCTGGCCATCATGGCATCTTGCTCGTTCTTCGAGGAAAAAGTTATCCCTCTTGCAAAAGAAAAAGCTTCTGAAGCTGTATCTGTTGCAATCGTAAAAAAGGGACAATGTATTCACCCTGAAGTGGTAAAAGCAGCAACAGACAAACTTTTCAAAGTTGAGTCTGATGAGTCAGCTCTTGTTTCTTCAATTGCAGAAGCTCAACCAACAGAAGCGCAACCTAAATCATTTGCGGCAGGAAGCTCGATTGGTTCAGGAGTATGTAAAGCGGCCGTAACGGTAGCCTTGTCTCCTCTTCTTAAAAAAGCAGTACCAGCTGAATGGGGATGTGAACTCACAGACTTGACCGCAGAGTTGGAAGCAATTGCGAGTAGTGCTTGCGATAAGATCTAAAAAAAATTAGTATTTAGTTATTATAAAAAAAAGGGGCCAATTTCGGCCCCTTTTTCATTGGAGGAAAGATGAATCCAGCAGTATCACTTGGATTAGGCATCGTCGATAAGGGAGCGCAAATCGCTATCGAGATCCTAAGAAAGAAAAACACAGAGGAAAATAGAAAGTACATTGACGAGTACATGGATGCAAAAAAACAATTGTTGGCCGAGAAGTCCAAGCTTAACAAAGACCAGCTCGACAATGTTGTTGAACACTATGAGGCTAAGTTAGAAATCCTTTACAATGTCGCCCAACAGGAACAAGCGAGCCAGGCAGGTGCATAATGAAAACATTCTTTTTATTGCTATCTCTCTCATTCTTACTGGTTTCTTGCTCGTCGATAAAAGAAGCGATAAGGCCAAAGCCTCTTCACGAAGAAGTTCACAAAAACCACCTTCCCCTGGCGAAACAGAGATTGATCCCTAGGCCTGGATACGTTGGTCTAACTAACCAGGTATGCCTCGAGTGGGACTCAGAAAAATGCTTAAAGACATCTGTTAAGCACTACGATGTTCGTGATGCCGAAGTCAGAAAAACTCTCATATCTTTCGGATTCGCTTGTCGCATAGGTGGGAAAAGATTTAGGATCTGTGACGATCAACCAGGATTTTGCCGTCAAGAGAGTGGATGTCTCGAGTGGAAGAAAAAGCTAATCACAAGAAAAACTTATTGTGCAAAAGAAGGGATCGTTAAGTCAGATTATCTTGATGCCGTAGAAAAACAACAATACTTAATCGACGGTGCAACAGAATGCCGTCAAGGAATGTAAATGAACAGAGTTTTATTATTTTTAACAACGTTTTTTATTTCTGCTTTTTTAATGGTTTCATGCTCGCACATCAAAAAAAGTAAACCAGCTGAGCCCCCTCCGGTTGCAGTAACACCGCCACCGTCTTCAAACGTGCCAGCTATCGAGGCAAAAGTTGGGGACATTATCTCTCTGGCCAAAGCTTCTCAGTGCGCTTCTTATTCGTGGAAGCAGAGATCAAAGGCCCCAGCTGGATACATTCCTGGTCTGGCAATCATGTACGCAAAAGAGATCTGCAATCCTTCTAAGTACGTTTCAGATGAATCTCTTGGGAGTTCATCAACAGATGCTCTTTCGTATCTAGGACAACCTGGTGGGGCTAGATCAACTTTTATTTTGTTGTCTGGGTTGGGAATGCGTGAGTCCTCTGGAAAACACTGCGAAGGTCGAGACATGAGCGCAAGAAACACTTCTGCCGACTCAGCTGAAGCAGGTATGTATCAAACAAGTTTTGACTCCAGAAACGTAATGCCTGGTAAGTTGGAACTGGTTGCTCTTTTTAATAAGTACAGACAGGGCGGCCAAAAATGTCACCTTGAAGTATTTTCAGAAGGTGTGACTTGTTCGGCTTCAAATTGGGCAAATTATGGATCAAGCGAAGGCACAAAGTTTCAAGAGATAACGAAATCGTGTCCGGCCTTTGCCGTTGAGTATGCGGCGATCATGATGAGAGTTAGAAGAGCTCACTATGGGCCAATCAATAGGAAAGAAGTTGAGTTAAAAAAAGAGTGTGGCGACTTGTTTGACCAGGTTGAGTCCCTTGTTAAGGCCCAACCTGGAATTTGTGAATTGATCTAAGAGAATCCTTTAAAGGGGGAGTTGACGAAGAGATTTGAAGCCTCCCTCTCTTTTTTATATTTATCAGCAAACCATTCAGGAAGAACATGAAGACATTTTTCAAAGCCGAATTTGTCAACAACTTTGTAATGCGCCCATGTCGGTTTCTTGCCTGTTTCTTTCGCTTCTTTTAAAAACGCTTTATGAGCTCTTTTTACTGGGTCTAGCTCAACCTGGACTATTTCCCTTAACTTGTCATCAGACTCCTCTAAAACGACCGTAGAAGATCTCTCAGGGGCTTCTTCTCCGCATTCTGGACATCGTGGTTCACGGTAAACACAAAAACATTTTTTACAGGTCTTTGACTCTCTGAGTATTTTTAATTTTCTTTTCCCCGAAAGATCGACATCTGGTTCATCCGTAGGAAAACCATGAGCCCCTTCTCCCAGGTTTCCGGCATGATCCAGGAGAATCCCTTTAGGTTTTTTTGATGCCGCAATCGCCGCCTTTCTTCCTTCTGCCGTAGAGAGATCAAATCCTGCCGCATAAATTGGCCTGGTAAGACGACCGCACATCTGAATAAAGAGGTTGAAACTTTTTGTTGGCCTGGCCCCAATAATTGCTCCAAGAGAAGGAATGTCAACACCCGTGCAGAGGATACCAACGTTTGAAAGAATTTTAATTTCACCGGACTCGAGTTTTTTTATGAGCTCTTCTCTCTCTTCTTCTGGAGTGTCGGCATCACAATGAGCGGCCGGTATTCCTGCCTCGATAAATCTTTCGACCAGGTACTTGCTGTGACTTATGTTTACAGCGAAGCAAATTGTTGGGAGATCTTTAACCACTTCTTTCCAGTGGGAAATAATATTTCCTGTCAGCTGGCCTTGAACCATTACTTTTTCGAGATCTTCTGCAACGTAGTCTTTTGTTGTTGATGAAATCTTTACACCTGAAAGATCCAGGTGTTCTGCCCCGAAGTATCTAAAGTCAACCAGGTATCCATCGTCAATTAATTTCACCATTGATGTTGGCTTTACAATTGTCTGAGCGATATGTTGGAGAGTTCCTTTTTCTGGGTAAGGTGTTGCTGTAACAGAAACAAATCTCGCATTTGGATAATGAGAAACAAACTCATGGTAACCAGGAGAAGTGGCCAGGTGGGCTTCGTCAATGATAACAAGATCTGCCTCTGGGAAAATTCCCCTGGCCAGGAGAGTGTCGATTGAGCATACCTGGATAGGGAGAGTTGGTCTATAGTTCCAGTGCTTGGCCATAAAAACACCGTGAGGTACCCCCTCTCTGGTGAGTCGCTTACTTGCCTGGTCAACTAACTTTCTCCCACGAACAACAACAATTGCCTTCTTACCTCTAAGAGAGGCTTCTTTAACCATCTTGCAAAAAATAAAAGTTTTACCGCCCCCGGTTGCAAGCCACAACAGAACTTTCATAATTCCCTGAAGGAATTGTGCTTTGATTTCTGTTATAGCGAGATCCTGGTAGTCTCTCGCTTGATCTTTCATTGATGAACGTCCTCTAGGTAGAATGTATTTACCAGTCCCATTCCATTAACGACGGATGATAGCGATGCGATGATTCTCCCGTCCTTGTCGATAAGATTGTAAACTGGCCAGATGTGATTAGACTTTCTTTTACTGGAGATCTCTATTTTTGATCCAGCAAAAATTTTTAAAAGGCCCCTCATCCTTCTGAAGTAATGAACTCTTGAGTGATCCAAACACTTCATTTCCAAAATATCACGAGTTGTCATTTTTGATGCCATAATGATCCTTAAGTTTTGTTAATAAAATTTCAAGTTGATCGTTGTCCAGCCTGTCTAAATTCCTCTTTTTAAAAAGGTCGTACATCAATCGAAACATAACTACTCGGTCGGTGTTTTTAACGACCGAGTAGATTTCATTATACAGTTGGTTGTGTGACTTTTTTATCTGACTCATTTTTCTCATGCTCGGCTTTCGCCATTCTGTACTGGCCAGAAGTTATTTCAACGACATCGTGAGGGACGATCCATTGGCCATCAACATAGTCTGGTACTTCGATATAAAATTCACCATTCAGCATAGACATTCCAGGCCATAGGCTCATTTGGGATTGGTCTGCGCTTTTATAAATTTTATAAAGAAGAGCATCGTTGAGTTCTTGTTTGTCAATCGAAGGGAGTGCTTCGAAGTTTGCGAAACTTTCTTTGTTGGCCTTTGCGCTCGGATAATAGCCTCCGTTCTTCTTTTTTACCCAACCCCTAGGCGAAGTACCCTTTGGGAAAATGATTGCGTAAACGCCCCCGATGCGAGTCCCTACGTGGCGTTCATAGTAAAGCTCAGATGCATCCCCGATTGTCATTACAAGATCACAAGCTGTTTTTCTAACTGCAATGAGTCTTTCGTGCCAATCGACTAGCTTCGATTTTACTTCTGGGTTTTTTACTAAATAGTATCCCATTCTTTTTTCCTTGTTAAAGAATCGACTTTTCGATTCATGATTGATTGTTTGTCATTTTTATCAGTGTGGGCCTTAACGTGTTTTGCGACAATGGAAATTTCTTTTTCTTTTAAAAGTGTTGCAATCTTCCAATATGGTTTTGCTGCTGGGCTTGGTGGTCTCGAAACAAGCAGCTGCGAAAAACTTTGAGGGAAAGATTTTATACATCCATAGTTGTCAGATTTTAGTACGATGGATTTTATGGTAGGAAAGTTTTTAATTGCATCTTCGATTGCCAAAAGAATTGCTGTCATCTCAGCATGGTTAACGTCCGGAGAGTCAATGTTGACCGAACCTGTAATTGTCCCTTGGTCGCATTTTCCCCACCAGGCCGCAACTCCTTTTTTCTTTTTTAAATCAAAAGATGCATCTGTGTAAATTGTTATGAACATTTATGGCCATTTAAAAAATTTTCTTCCAGGACAGATTCTTCTGCAAGTGAGTCTGGTCTTGTTAGAGATCGAAAACCCTCTTCGTTTGTCATAATTGCATCGTGCTCACCTTTACCAGAAAAATGAATAAAGAAATGAACTGGTCGGTGATCTGTCTCTTGCAAAATATCAATTCTGTCTATGTTGTTAATATTTACAAGAGTGTCTCTAACGTCTCTAAAGTGAGTACCTTTATCAATCCCATAATTTTCAGTAATAATTGTAATCTTCCTTAATTGCATAAAACCTCCAAAAAGTTATTATTAATCTTGCCAATCCGAATTAACGGAAAAGGTGTCAGTTTTAAAATCAGTAGCGAGTTTTCTTTTAGTTTCAGATGGTGGCTTCGGCAAATTATCAATAATAATTTGACGAGCCTCTTCTGCTGTTGTTTGTGAGTCGTACATTATCTGTAGGCCCATTTCGTTGAGCTTTTTGATCTGTGCAGGTGTTGCTTTCATGTAAATCCTTTTGATGCTTTCTTAATAAAAAAGTGGAATGCTCATAACATTCCACCCGACGTGTTTAGCGAAATAACTTCAAGATTAATTCCGCTAAAATTATTCTTTTAATTCTTTTTCAGCACATTGATCGTGAACAACTGTTGACCCTTCAAGTGTTTTTGTCTTGCGCTCTCTGTGAACTACAGGTGCATAAGCTGTCTTGATAAATGATTCTTCAATTTTTGATGTTTGTCCAGAAACTTCGTAACGAAATCCTTCTGCGCGAGTGATAACACCTTCAACTCTTCCAAACTGATTGTCGTTTAATTCTACTAACTGTCCAACTGAATACTTTGCTTTTTGTCCCATGAAAATCTCCTAAATGTTAATATGGTCGGGCTATTTGCTTTCAACGGCTCTTTCTTTTTATGGCTCCCCCGTATCTCCAAAAATCAGCCAGGTACGTCCTGGTCTACAAATTAATTAAAACGGTAAGTCGTTTGGATCCACTGGAGGGCCTACCTCGTCAGCTGGATCTGGAGTCTTAGTTGTGCTATTCGATCCTTTGGATCCCTGCTTAGAGGCCAGGAAAGCAGCTTTAAAACCAATCGACTGAAGTTCTGCTTTAACAGTATTCGAAGAAACCCCAGCAAATCCAGACCCACTCATTGAGTTGACCCATTTTACTCTCGGATACTCTTTTTGATTATTTGGGTTAAGCTCCATCTCAACAACAAGTTTTACTTCTTGCTCTAAATTGAACGCCTTTTTATCAGTAAGAACACCATTTTCGTCAGCGTCCTCAGATCCATTATATCCAAGTACATTTACAAGAGTGTCCATTGTGTTGCCGATAGCATCTTTAGATAACCATCCAACCCAATTTAATCTTTCACGGCCATTTGTTGTTGGCTCTTCGAAATCGAAAGCAACTTCAAGTCCCATCTTTCCAGTGTTAGATTTAATCCAACGTGCGCCAACTACCTTTGCGACTTTCTCGCCAACTGTAATGTCTTTCCATCCCATAACCAATTACTCCTTTATTTGTTCTGCCAGAATTGCGTCAACGCGACTCTGGATCTGTTTAAGTACCGTTACATTTTTTTCGTGTGTTTTTATAGAAGCTTCGATTGCTTCTTTTTTTGTTGCATCAGTAACCTGGTCGACCAGGGGTTTTAACTTCTCGATAAGTTCCGAACACGATTCCGTGATAGGCCCATTTATCTTATAGTTTAAAAACACGTTCCAAAAGTTCTCCTTAAACTCAAGTTCCGCTGGCATCCCATAACGATTTTTCGCTTGAAAAGCTGGTCTTTTCACAGTGTAAACAACGCGTGATCCATCGGATAAAGCTCTTGCCCTTGCCGTCTCATCTTCTCCCTGGTGGATAAAAGTCTTGAATCGTACAAAAAACAATCCATCAACCCATTCTCTCCATAGAGCTGAAACATACTCGTGGCACTTTATTTCGAATGCATCATAGTCGTCAATCATTTCTGGATCTTTTACACCTTTAACGTGAGCATGAGCAGTAACGATGATATTCATACCTTTTGTTTCTCTTAGAATTGAAAGGTCTTCTAAGAGTTCAGCATGAAGATTTTGTGATGCTCTAAACCCTGCTCCGTATCCACCATTAACAGTGATGATTGATTTTCCCGATTGTCCAACAATCTTTTTATGACAAAGGTTTTCAATCCAGTCAGCAGAGTCAATAACAAGTGTTTTAAATTCGTGCTTGTCTCTAATGAGTTCTTTAATTTTGTTTCTCATTGAGTCCCAATCACGAACACCTGTTAACTCTTCAACTGGATTCCCTTCAGCATCGGTAAGTTGATCAGTACCACCTTCAGGAGAAATGAAAACAGGTTTTTCAGATTTCGCCCCAAACGTAGACTTCCCAACACCTTCTGGCCCGTAAATCATAATACGGGCTGGTCTGTTTTTGTTACTTTTTCTTGTTTGAATGGCCAATTTTTCCTCCCTTACATTTTAAAAGTACGGCCTTGATTTTCACAGTCTCTTCTTTTGAAAGATTTCTGTTGTTGTTTTCGGCCAGGGAAATGTTATATCTCCCCATTTTTGCTTTTCTCGCCAGTTCCATTTGTGTTAGACCAGCTTTTAGTCTTTTAATTTTTAAGTTCTTAATCATCCCAGATCCTCCATTGTTTTTTTAGTTACTCAAGTTTGCAACAACAAAAAACTGTCTGTCAAATTTATTTTTTTGTTGCTGTTGTTGTTGCAACAGGGTTAAGGTTTAACAAAAGGAGCATTTATGGATAGATCATTATTGGACTGGGTTAAAGGTGGTATTTTTAGTGACGATGCGGCCGTAATTATGGGGGACGTGGACGACCGGACGCCCTTAGAAATATACAAGGAAAAACTCTCTCCATTCGACAGCAACAACAAGAATTACTACAAAGAGGTATGCGACAAAGCGGAGCCTCGCGTAAGAAGTTTAATAAATGCCCAGTTAGGGATGGAATTCATACCTTTCACCAACAACATGGATAAATACCCATGGGCAAGATCATACGTTGCAGGGAAGCAAGGCGACGAGATCCTAGTAATCAAATTTATAAGCCGCGCAGCTTTCGATCACTATAAGTCCGGAGGCACTTTACTTGAAAAACACCAGACCATGGTGCAACATGACTTGATGGTTCAAAATGCAAAGACCTGTCACTTTATCGGATATGTTTTTGATAAAGCAACAAAGCAGATCGACACTAAATATATGGTGATGATTGATGTTGAAAAAAACAGAGAACAATTACTAAGGATCTGGCCAGTGATCTGCAATTTTCACCATTGTTTAAAAAACAGAATCCCACCAAAAATGAAGGGGATAGATAGAATTGAATTATCTGAACAGCTAAAAGACTTAATTAGGACGCCTTGTGAGTATCCAACAGCTGAAAGCTATTCACAGCAAATAAAAGACAGAGTCTTCAGCTTCTTAGGGGGTGGATTATAAACGACGTCAGAAACACTCACAGGCCCTTTAAAATCATGATTAAGCGATTAGACGGTGTTGATCAGCTTACTTTTATACTGATAGAACTCGGGGCCACTCATTTCCCTATCAATATCAATTTTATCCACCAGGAATCAAAAGAAATTTTAAAAGCAACATTAACTGGGGTTTCTAAAAGAACTGAAGTTCCGATCTTCCAGGAATACATAGAGGAGGTTAAGCCGTGAAAGAAATAATGGGCCAATTATTTATAACAAAAGCAGATCCGAAAAAAGTGGATGAGTTTGCCGCCCGACCACCACCGAAGCCAATTTGCAACACTGTCAATAAAGCAAAGTTAGTAGAGTGGTTAAACACTCATCTAATGGACGATGATTTCATAAGAGTATCGTTAATGAACAAAATTAAATCTGGAGAATGGGACGTATGAAAGGCCTAAGAAAATTAATATGTCACCTCTTTTGTTTCTTTGGGCCACCGCAGATAAATCTTGATAATAATTACGGCATACCTTTTTGGCGTCAATTTGGAGTCTACCAACAAGATGAATTTAAAATTTGCTGTAACTGCAAAAGAATTTTGGTGCAAAGAACAGATATGCTGGGCTACACTTACTGGCGGGATCCACAAATGGAGATCCCGGAATATGCAAAAAGGAGTAAGTCGTGAACAGAAGAGAAGCGTTAGCACATTTAGCAGCTGGTGGAAAAGTTAGATCCCCTACAATGTTGACTGATAAAAGTTTTTTAAAGATGAATGACCTGGGCCAGATTCTATTGGTTGAACCTGGATATAAACCAGTTACCGAAATTCTTCCAGATGTAGAGTATGAAGCTTTCACTGAAACAGAAGAGGTTGGTGTTGTTGCATACGTTTCAAGGGCAACGCTTGAAAGATTAAGCGAAGACGATTTTTCTACAGCTGTTCAGGTAAGATCTGAACCAAATAAATTTTCATATATCCCTGTAAGGATTACATGGGATCAAGAAGTAGGGATTGACGATGGACAAGAAGTACCAGGCCAACAACTCGAACATTAGATGCTCATACTGTTTTAATATTAACGAAGCAACGTTTTGTTGCCAATACTGCGAAAGGGGAGAATATGTCCGTAAAGAAAACAAAAACACTGAGGAGTATGTTCAGCAAATTCCCAGTATTATCAATTCATCCGATAAACAAAGACGACGTAGTAGCCGACAAGCCGATAATCTCTTTCGGATTAAAGAAAGCCGAAGCAATCCTGGAGCAAATTGAATCTATAAAGAAATTTGTAGAATCAGAAGGGAAGGAATCATGAACCTATGGATAATTGTATGGGGTTTTTGCCTAATTGGGAATGATCAGTATGTTACTTGCAACGTAGCTATTACCGACAATAATAAATACAAGTCGGAAAGAGAATGTAGCAGGTATGCAAAATCAGTTCGTGGTGAAAGATGTATTGAAGCAAGTGTTATGAATAAAAAAGGAAAGTAAATGAAAAACGAAACAGAATTTATCCTATACACAGCATTCATAGTAATACTCACAGCATGGTTTTTCTTTTGGATGGGTGCCAGTTATGAAATCAGAAGAAGTATGGATGAGAGAAAAGAAGAATACAGAAAAGAACAAATCAGCGAATTAAGAGAAGAGTTGTTTGAAAAGTTTAACAATCAATTAAGGAGCATCAAATGAGCGCAGACGACAGCATTTTAGGGGTCATCAAAATACCAGAAGAAACATTGAGGAAGTGGCTTGAGGAATTTGAGAATTTGTATCTCGGAAAATGGACTGAGTTTGATGTATGCAGACGGGCAGCAAGGGAAGCATTTATTGCCGCCAAAACCTCTTCTTATGAGAGCGACCAGTATTTCAAGCAAAGAAATAAAGATCTGTTTGATGCCAACTTAGATTACTTCGATAAGAACAGAAAACTCCAAGAGCGCATTAAGGAATTGGAAAAGTTTTGTGCTGAATTTGTATATGGCGAAGAGAATCCTGAGTACTACAAAACCATGGACGAGAAACTCGCAAAACGTGATCAGTTGCTTGAGCAGGCTAAGCCCTGGATTGAAAACCATAAAAGATTCCTAGGTGAAGGTTTTTTCTTCAATGAAGAGTTTGATGAATGGCTTAAGCAAGTAGAAGAGCTAAAAGGAGAGAAGTGATGAATAAACCAGACAAAGCAAACCACATTAAAGAATACAACATTGACCACCGCGGATCTACAGAAGAACACCAACAACTTGTTGACGACCTTTTATTTGCGCTCGGATCGCGTCCGGACGTTCGGATCTGGATTCGTCCGGTAGGTTTTGATTACGGTAAAAACATTCGATACGGTGTCCCTGGGGAAACTGACTTGGATGGAATTGTGGGGCCGTACGGTCGCCGCCTGGCCATTGAAGTTAAGACCGGGGCAGCTGAACTCTCCCCGAAACAAAAGTTATGGAAGGCCATGATTTTAAAGTTTGGTGGGATCTATATCGAGGCGCGAAGTGTTGAGCAAGTTATGGAAGATTTTGAAAAACAAAATATACCCTTGACCATCTACGAACAACCATTTAGCATTTAACAAAGGGAGACAGTCTGTTGCAACAGACGGCAGGAGTGATGCCCTGCCCGTTTCCTCTTTTTCTTAAGCATCCACCAACATCAAGGAACGATCATGTTAAGCAAAGACGCAATCGAGCACGCATTAGAAGTCGGAATCAATTTACCACCAGAAATGCCACTAGACGGAAGAATTCATAGATTCTCTGTTGATAAAGATGACAGTAAAAAATCTGGTTGGGCAGTAGGTTTTCAAAACCATACATTAAAGTCAGGTGAGAACTTCATCGTTATCACTTTCGGAAATTACCGAGAAGCTGTTACCCATACTTATCAATCTGATAAAGTCACACTTACCAGAGAAGATAAAAATCACATCAAGAAACAAGTCGAAACTGCCAAGAAACAAGCTGAAGAAGAAAGAATCAAACTTCAGAATAATGTTGCACTCGACACTCAAGCTACGTGGAAAACTCTCAAGGAAGAAGGTACTCACGAATATCTTGTGAGGAAAAACATTGTGGGCTGTGAAGGCCTAGGAGTTAGATTCGATGGAAGAGGTGATCTGTTTATTCCTATGCGTGATATTGATGGCAAGTTGTGGTCTTTTCAACGAATCACATGGGACGCACAAAAGCGTTACAAGTTTGGGGGAAAGGTTGTTGGTTGCTTTCATGGCCTCGGTACTGTTGATGATTCTGATATTATCAGAGTCGCAGAGGGCTTTGCTACTGGAGCATCTATTCACATGGCCACCGGAGAGTTTGTTGCTATCGCCTTTCAATCTAATAACCTTGTAACAGTTGTAACTGAATTAAAAAAGAAGTACCCAGATAAACTTATTGTTGTTTGTGGTGACGAAGATAAATTTAAACAGAATTTAAAAGGTGAGATCCCAAACCCAGGGAGAGTTAAAGCTGAAGAAGCTGCAAAGATCGGCCTGGGGAAAGCTGTGTTTCCAAAATTCAAGAATGAAGAGACGAAACCAACAGACTTTAATGATCTGCACTGTCTTGAGGGTCTGGAAGCTTTAAAGTCTCAATTAAAAGAGGTTAAGGTTGAAAGGCTTGCTCTTTATTCACTCGGATTCAAAGAGAAAGAATATTTTTTTACATCTACAGAAAATCGTCAGGTTGTTGGCGTGACAGCTTTTAGCGAAAAGGATCTGTTGGATCTTATGCCAATTAGTTACTGGGAAACAGTGTTTCCTGGTCGCACAGATGCGAATAGAGTTGATTGGACTTCTGCTAAATCTCAATTGATGCAAACGTGCAGAAGAAAAGGATTGTTCAGGGGCCATAACGTTCGTGGTGCAGGTGTATGGTTAGATGAAGGTCGTATTGTTGTAAACATGGGCGATCATTTAATTGTTGATGGGATGAAGTGTGATCTTGGTGCGATTTCTTCGAGGTATTTTTATACGCTTGGAGAGTCAATGAAGAAGCTCCATTCAAATCCTTTAAAACTTCACGAATGTAAAATTTTAACTGAAGCTTGTCAGAAGTTTAAATGGACACGAAACGACTCAGGGATTCTCCTGGCCGGCATCTTGGTACTATCAAAAGTTAGTGGAGCTCTTCCAGTTAGACCGCACTGTTGGATCACTGGTGGAGCGCAAACTGGTAAGTCAACTCTCCTGGAACATCTCATTAGAAAAATCATTGGTGGTACTGGTCTTTACGTGCAGGGTGGAACAACTGAAGCAGGTGTTCGTCAGTCAGTGAAATCAAATGCTGTCCCTGTGTTGTTTGATGAGTTTGAAATCAACGGTGGAAAAGGTGATGCCAACATTGCTGCTCTAATTGAATTAATGAGAGCTTCATGGTCTGATTCTTCTGCTCACATCGTAAAGGGTGGGGCCACTGGAAATGCATCTCACTTCCAGGTGCGATTTTCTGCAATCGTTTCATCGATCAGAACTAAATTAATTAACGATGCTGATAAAGGTCGCTTCACAGTTTTAGAATTAGCTCCGCATGGATCTGATATGGATCACTGGAAAGAGTTGTCTCTTCTTCTGACTGAAATTGATGAAGAGTATGCAGACAGATTATTTTCGAGAGTTGTAAAATTGATCCCTGTCATGCTGGAAAACTTCAAGCTGTTAAAAAAATCGATGGCCAGGAAAGCTGATAGTCGTTTCGGTGATCAATACGGGATGATCCTGGCGGGTTATTCAATATTAGTTCAATCGACACCAATCAGTCAGGAAGATGCGGACTTCATTTGCGAGAACATCGAACTTGACGAAGAGAAGCAAATTTCAAAACAAGCTGACCATGATGATGCCATGGAACATTTATTATCTACTGCCTTAACATACGAAGCTTCTCTTGGTAGAAAAACTCTGACAATCGGTGCAATGATTCAAACTCTTTTTAAATATCAAGACACAGGTATGAAAGAGTCGTTGCTAAATTTAGGGATTAAGGTAGAATCAGATCACGTTGCGATTGTAACTCCAAACCATGCTGCACTTGAAAGCGCAGTTTGGCGTGGAACTAAATGGTCGCAGAGTTGGGGAATTATTTTGCGCGTTCCAAAATCAGAACGCAAAAAAATGAGGATCGATGGTATGCCTAAGTGGGTCATAACTATTCCAGCAGATTACTTTTCGTCGCAAAGCGTTCTTTAAAAACCTCTAAAATTCACCCGCGTTCCAAAAAAGCTTGGAACGCCCTAAAAGTTTGGAACGGAAATTCCTTAATGATTTCATGCGTGTACCAAAGTTCCAAGGTGTACCATGGATTTTGATATACATACAAGAAAGTAATTATTTTTAAAAAAATAGAGGCTACTGTATATATATCTCTATTTCTTTGGAACTTTTGGAACACTCTTATTATTATATCTATATCTATATAGAATTATTATTATTATGAGCTGAAAAAAGCGTTCCAAAAATAAAATTTGTTTTGGAACATTCTTGGAACGCTTGGAACAAGCAGATGCGTTATGAAAGGTGCGAGCTGGAATCGATTCTAGAAACTTTTGTTTAGATTGTTCTGAAGCGATTAGAGTCGATATGAGCTGGAAAGCTGCAGGCCTTGATAATTTTCCCGCGTTTCGAATTTTTTTCCATCTATGGTCAGATTTGAGCTGTTAGGTTTCATCGTGAGAGCGGAACGATGGAATTGTTTGGTGGTCGGAGAGTTAACGCAAAAATTCCACCATTTTCTTTCGGATTACCGCGTTAAAAAGTTATTAACATTCCACGCATCGCGTTTGTTGGCAGTTATATTTTGTTAGTTTTTACCGGCAAAATTTGCTGGGCAAGATACCCTGATTAAAATACCATAGTATTAACAGTTTTTAGTTTGTTAGCTGGCTTATTACTTAAGATATGCAAAACGTATTTTTTAGGTATGGGGCATTGGTACTAACACTGTGCGCACTTGGCGGTGCGCGTTATTAGTTATACACAACAACAAGGATTCCACCGATGGAAGCATACTGCATTGATTTAGCGGTTAACTCGAAAATTGTCCCACATGATGAACTTGAAGTTTTAGAGTACGACACAAAAGCACTACTCGAAGAATTGAAAGAATGGGAAGTAGAAACAGTCGAAGAGTTAACTGACTATGACCGCTGTGTGTTTTCATCACTGGAGTCTGCCGAAAAGTTTTTGGATGATTACTTAAATACCTATGAAAAACTGGGTAAAACAAAAATCTGCCTTGATAAAAATATCCCAGCAATGCTTTATCGTCGCAGAAACATCGTGCAGACTTTAATGGGTTACAAGATGCAAACTATACGCGACTATAAAAAAAAGTGGCTACCTGGCCAACGTTTTAATTTACACGACAGAACGTATTTTTTAACAGTAGAATTAATCAGCATCGAAGATTACGATTGCCCGATCAGGGGCGCATGTTATCAGTATAATTTTAAACTTCCATAACTCAACAGGAGAGCATCACATGGGAAAAACGACAGCACTTTCACTTTCATGGTCAATTTCAAAAGCAGAAGAAACTTATGGCTACACGATGGCCAGACTTGAAGATCTTTCTACCGGAAAAAAATATCGCTGCGTGGGCGGCGGTTACGATATGGAGGGGACTGTTTTTGCAGATTGGTTGCAAGACGTTTATCAAAAAGAACTTCTTCAGATAAAAAACAGAGCAAGGTCAATGGGGTTTGTAAACGATAAGGGAGTGTGGGAACGTTTCAACAACGACAACAACCTTTCGTTTTATGGGATGCTCTACGATAAAACCACCGAGAAAATAAAACTGGATGGCGGTTGCGGCTTTGAATCAATGGTAAAAATTGCACTTGCACTTAATCTCGGATTAAAGGCGCAGCTGAATAAAAAAGGTCACAAAACTGGCTTTATTGTTTGGGAAAAAGAAAACGAGGCGGTGGCATCGTGAAGTTAAGTTCAAAAACCAGAAGACTTTGGAACAAAAATGTTAACGGTACTCGCCTTTCGCTTTTTAAAAACTTCGATAACACCTTTGAGGTTGTTCAGAGTACCGATAGTGGATGTTATTATTATCCCTATGGAATACTTGAAGAGGCCATTCATGTTTTAAGAACGCTTATCCATGGAGCAAAAATAAAAACTGAATGGTAATTTGCATTTGTTTGAAATTTACTTTAACCTAAAAGCCTCGACACGTTCGGGGCTTTTTTATTCCAAAAGGATATGCAATGAGTATCATCACCTCTTATCAAGAACTGGCCCAGGTAATTAAGGGCAAAAAAATATTACATTTAAATTCACTTGGAAAAGATGCACTGGTAACTCTCCACTGGCTTAATATCGCAACAACGTGCGAGCGCATCGTGTCTGTTTACTTCGCTCACCAAGCTGGCTATCCCACGGATAAAAAATATCTGGCCTATTTAAAAAAACGTTATCCAAAAACTGAGTTCATGGAAGTTGTCAGCATTCCGGAGATAAACGAAAAAATGTCCGGTATGTTGCAATCACCTCTTGTTTTGAATCATTCAATTTACGGCCAGGAGTATGAAGAGTTCAGCTTTAAAAAAGCTTGTGAAGAACTTCGTGTGAAATACGGCCTGGATTATATCTGCTCAGGAATTGCTTGTTATGAAGGAATGGGGCGAGCAATTTATCTTAGGAAGGTTGGACTCCTGGATGAAAGCAGAAAGATGATTTTCCCAATAGGATTAATGAAACAAAAGCAGATTCAGGGTATGCTTAAAAAAATTGGTACCAAGCTTAATCCCTCTTATAAATTTGCATCCGAGTCTTTTGATTCGGCATCTTATTTTAAGATGAGGTATGCCCTCCAGGCCAATCCGGAATATAAAAAAATAGTTTACGATCACTATCCAATGATGGCATTAGACGAATATAGATTTGAAGTATTAATGAAGGACAAAAAATGACAAACGATAAAAAAACAGCCACCTACACTTGCAAATCATGCTTCGCTGTTGTTGCGAAAGGTACTCCGATGTGTCCTCAATGTGGACAGGATCCAAAAATAAAACCTAAAAAAGAAAAAGTGGTTTTATCCGAAATGGAGCTGGCAGAAAAACAAGCTGCTCGTATGTACCGCGATATGACCAGGCTCCAAAAAACCCAGGATGGATCTGCCGACAAAAAAGATGAACGATCAAACGTTGACCTTTGGAAAGACACGGATTTCTTTTTTAGTGTGGTCTTTAAATCATCTGCTCAGAAATATGCGTTCATGGCAGTATTTTCCGAAATGTTTAAATTAGGTCTGGAAGAAGTGAGGCATGGTGACAGAGTTTACAGCATTTTTAACGGGATTAAGTTGGCAGAGAACTTAAATATTAAAATACCTGTTGAAAATAACCCTGAGTTCCCATATCCTAACCTAGAACTACGAGAACTCGCACTTGATGGTGAAGAGTTTTAATTAATACAAGGAGGATCTTATGGCAAAAAAAGCCAAAGCAAAAAAAGGCGCAAAAAAAGCTACTAAAAAAGCTGGAAAGCGTTCAGCGAAAGCTGCAAAGTCTAACGGTTAATCCCTAAAAGATTTTAACTCCGAACAGCTTTTCTAAATCGTCTGTTCGGAGTTTTTCCTTCAACTTGTTTTTAATCTCAACGCTACCATGACAATCAATCACAATTAACTGCTTATCATTCTTCGTCTCAATTTTTTCTTCAAACTCATCGAATGGATTTTCTTCGGCTGCTTGAACTTCATTGGTAACATCAGTGATCGGGCCTGGTACTTCTGGATTTTTCTTTTCGTACACAGTGTTGTTGGGAAATCTTTCTCTATCAATTTCTTCAGTGCCTTTTTCTTCGTTGGCCAGATAATCCTCATCGGATTCTTCTTCCTCTGCGTCGAAAAATTCGTGACCTGGTAATGGGTCAGCAACAAAAGAAATTGAATGTACTTCAAATTTTGGGATCTCAATATTCATGTTCTTAAGTTCCAGCAGATCAAAGCCTGCCATATCTAAATCCATTTTTGGAAAATCGATCAGGTTTATCTTAAGCAGATCCTCATCCCACGTTCCCCCGTGTTTATTAGCCGCTAATAAAGCTTCCATTTCCCACTCTGGACTTGCATCAACTTCACGATATTTAAATCGTTCACCGTCAACCTCGACGTAGCCAACTGCCGTTGTCATAGCTCCGGTTGGTTGATCGTACTTGTGTTCGATAACAATCTGGGCATCTTTTGGAAGTGACTTACTTCTTTGGTGTCCGGACACAAGGGAATTAGTCTGACGATTGAACACGAAACCGGAAAGATCACCGAACTTAGTTAGCGATTTCTTCAATAATTCCAATTTCTTATCTGTAATTTTTCTCGGATTTCTTTTGTTCGGCTTAAGATCTTTTATGCGCGTCATTTATTTTCCCTTGGTTGTTGATACTAAGCAGTTTATGCCGTAACATAACAAAATGAAAACAAAAAAGAAAACCCAAGCTTTTCCTAGAGTTAAAGAAGACAAGAGCCAGGTTGGCCGACCGTTGGAACTCACAAAAGAATTGATCGCCAAAATTGCCAACAACCTTCGCGCTGGAGCTTATATTGAAACAGCTGTTGTTGTTGCTGGTTGCCCTAAAGCTACGTTCTACAGCTGGATAAAACGTGCACATGATCCAGAAGAAACAGAGCCTTTATATAAGGAATTGCTGGACGCAGTAGAGCGGTCTCAGGAAGAATCAGAGATGAGGGATATCGTAAATATCGATCAGGCCGCAATGGGAAGACCTGCCAAGTTTGCAAAAGATGCGAATGGAAAAATCATTATGAATGAGCGTGGTCGCGCTGTTATCGAAGAAGAATCCCTGGCCCCAGATTGGTCAGCTTCAGCATGGAGACTTGAACGTAAAAATCCTAAACGCTGGGCCAAAACTGAAAAGCACGAACACAAAATGGAAGACAACAAAATTGAAGTTGAATTTCACGATGCAGATCCTGATAAAAAACCTGAATGAAGATAAACCTACCCAAATGGGGAAGACCTTTATTCAATCCAAAACGATACAAGGTTCTCTACGGTGGACGTGGATCTGCTAAATCTCACACTGTTGCAAAAGCCCTTTTAATTCTTGCTCGACAATCTCGCAAAAGAATCCTCTGCGCTCGAGAGTTTCAAAACTCGATGGCCGACTCTGTTCACAAGCTCCTGTCAGATCAAATTGAATTATTAGGTATGCAGGATTTTTTCACTATCACTGCAAACGGCATCATTGGAAACAATGGATCTGAATTTATTTTCAAAGGTGTAAAGACGAACGTCCAGTCGATCAAGTCGATGGAGAAAATTGATATTCTTTGGCTTGAGGAAGCGCAGACAGTTTCGGCAGAGTCATGGGACATTCTTATTCCAACAATTCGTCACGATGGATCTGAGATCTGGGTTACGTTCAACCCAGTCAATGACGATGATCCAACATTCACTCGCTTTATAAATCCAGATGGGACACCTATCGAGCGTGAAGACGTTTATATCAAAAAAGTAAATTGGCGTGACAATCCCTGGTTCCCAGAAGTCCTCAAAAAGGAAATGGAGTATCAATACCAGGTTGATCCAGAGCTCGCAATGCACATCTGGGAAGGTGAATGTAAATCCAACTCAGAAGCTCAGATTTTCCACGGCAAGTGGATCGTTCAGGATTTCGACATTGACCAGGAGAACTGGTTAGGCCCATACGATGGAGCTGACTGGGGGTTCTCTGTCGATCCATCAACTCTCATTGAACTATGGATAGATCCTGTTGGAATGAACTTGCATATCGCCTACGAGGCAGGTGGCGTTGGAATAGAGCTCGACGATCTCCCGGCAATGTACGACAAAATAGAATCGGCAAGAAATACCAAAATTAGGGCCGACAACTCGAGACCTGAAACAATTTCCCATATGCAGAAAAAAGGATTCGACGTTGAAGGTGCCCGAAAATGGGAAGGATCTGTCGAAGACGGTATAGAATTTATTCGCTCGTTTAGGAAAGTTATTATACACTCTAGGTGTCCCAACACTGCAAAGGAGTTTAGAAAGTACTCATATAAAGTTGATCGCTTAACAGGTGACGTGACCACAAAAATCGTTGATGCGTGGAACCACTACATAGATGCGATCAGGTATGCTCTTGAACCAATGATCGGTGCCGGTGGCAGAAGTATTCTTGATGTTCTTTAATCGGAGGCTTTAATGGCTAAGAAAATAACCAACCAGGGGAAGAACCCCACGACCAGTCCCCAGGTAGTTTCATTTGAAAACGGCATCGTCCGTGAGCATGAGCTCGAGACAATCAAAAACGGCCTTGGAAACGCTTTGCTTGGCGACTCGACAATGAACCAGCTGTCGATGGGTGTAATGCTCTCACAGGCCAATACGCTCTTTAAAAACAATCGCTGGTATCTCGTCTCGAACATGAGACAACTACTCTCTCAGATCTACGTTGAGCATGGGATAGTTCAGACTGTTGTCGATGTCCCTGTCAATGATGGACTTCGTGGTGGAGTTACCTTTAAATCAAAACAGCTTGACGACGACCAGGTTCACGAGCTCCAGGTTAAGATGAGACGTGAGAACGACATCAATACTATGGGCCAGGCACTAAAATGGAATCGCTTGTTTGGTGGCGCAGGTGTTTTGATTATCACAGATCAAAAAGCAGACACACCTCTCGAGTTGGATAATATCAGAGAAGACTCTCCGCTCGAGTTTGTTGCTGTTGATATGTGGGAACTATTCTACGACAAGCAAAACACAGATGAAGCCTACACAGAGATAAATCTTTCCAAAGACTCTGAGTTTTATAATTACTACGGCAAAAAGGTTCACAAGTCTCGAGTGCTGAAACTAAAAGGATTAGAGGCCCCATCTTTCGTGCGACCACGCCTTAGAGGTTGGGGTTTCTCTGTTGTTGAAGGTGTCGTAAGATCAATCAACCAATATCTAAAAACAACAGACCTTACCTTTGAAGTCCTGGATGAATTTAAGCTTGATATTTTCAAGATCAAAAACTTATCAAACACGCTGATCCAAAAAGGTGGAGATGAAAAAATTCGCCAACGTGTTGCAATCGCCAACCAACAGAAAAATTATCAGAACGCAATGACAATGGACTCTGAGGATGATTATGTTCAAAAGCAGTTATCGTTTGCTGGTATCGCTGAGGTTATGGTTGGAATTAAACAGCAAGTCGCTGGAGATCTCCGCTTCCCTCTTACCAAGTTATTTGGAGTTTCAGCGGCTGGATTCTCTTCTGGAGAAGACGACATCGAAAACTATAACGCTATGGTTGAGTCGTCAGTTAGAACGCCATCAGAGTTTCACTTGCTCAAGATGGCCGAAATCAGATGCCAGCAATTATTTGGATTTGTCCCTGACGACCTCGAGCTTGAGTTTAAGCCCCTGCGAATCCTTTCTGCCACACAAGAGGAAGATGTTAAGGATAAAAAATTTAACAGACTTATGGCCGCAAGAGACAAAGGATATATCTCGCAGTCTCAATTCAACGATGGTGTCAACAAGGAAAACTTATTACCAGTCGCCCTGGATGCAACATCGGACTCGCTCACACCTGACGATGCCGAAGAGGATAAGATACCAACAACGGCGGCAAAAAAATCATCTATAACGGCCCCAGCGGCCCCAGAACCAAAGGAATAATATGAGTAACGACACAGCATGGTTTCCAGGAATGACTCTGGATCAATTAGAAAAAGTTGTTATCGAAAAATGTCTAAGGTACACAAGCGGAAACAAAACTCAGACAGCTACGATGCTGGGTATTTCTGTTCGTGGGCTTGACGGCAAGATGGAGAGACACGGACTTCAAAAGCCAACTCCAGAGACAAAAGAAACAACAAAATCTCCAGGTAAAAAAGATGATAAAGGAAATAGTCCTTGATGCAATCCCTGACCGGGATGAAGAGTATGATCGCCTGGAGAGATTTCTCCAGGAGTTCTTCAAAAAGGAAATTTATCAACCACTGATAAACATGATGCCGACCCAGAACAATCTGCTGAAAAACTCAGCAGATAATTTGGTGTCAGCAATTGTTAGTGGCAAAATTTATTATTACCGAGGACACTTTAGAGGTAAGTTCGATGCTAAAACCTCAAAGGAATTGAAGAGTATCGGTGCTGAGTGGGATAAAAAGACTGGAAGTTTTGCTATCCCTTCTCATAAACTGACCGAACAAATCAAGCACGCAATTCAAGCATCAGAAAATTCTTTCCAACGTGTTTTTCAACGGATTACAAATTCCCTATTCAGTTTTGATGTTGATGGTATGATCGCCAAGCTCGACATGACTAAAATATTTTCATCTGCACTTTGGCGAGTTGAAAAAGATTTTAAGAAGAGCATTGCAAACATCACGGTGTCGCCAGATCTCACCATTGACCAGATGAAGAAGATCTCTGTCGAGTACAACAACAATATGCAGTTGTATGTTAAGAACTGGACAGAGGAGCAAATAGTTGAGCTCAGATCTAAGATCGAAAAAAACGTCCAGGATGGGAAGAGATACGAAGGCCTGGTGAAAGAGATCCAGGACAGTTACGGCGTATCTCAAAACAAAGCAAAGTTCCTGGCCAGGCAAGAAACATCCTTATATATGGCAAAGTTTACCGAGTCTCGATATGGAGATGCCGGGATCACTGAGTACATCTGGGAATGCGTACACGCCTCGCCAAAACATCCTGTTCGTCCAATGCATCTTAGGTTGAACGGTACTCGGCAATCTTTTCTGAGTCCCCCAATCGTCAATGAAAAAGGTGATCGCAAAAATCCAAAAGAAGACTACAATTGCAGATGCAAGGCCAGACCTATTGTAAAAATAAGAGTGGCGTGAGAAAATCATTGCTATCGGAGAGCTTATGGAAAAAAAAGATTTAGAAGTATTAATGAACGCCAAAACCCTGCCAGTTGTTTTCTACGGATTACACATGGTAGAAGGTGTCGCAGAATATAGAGACAAAGCAGAACCATACAGGATCTTAATTCTCGAGAACACTCTTAAGGAAATGGATGTGACTTTCGTTGGCCGTCCGGTCTATGTTGGGCACGTTGACGATGTAAATCTTGACCGTCTCGAGCTTGAGGCAGATGGGTACGTTGTCGAATCATTCTTCAATAAGGCCGATGGTAAACATTGGGCAAAATTCATCGTCGTTTCTGATCGTGGCCATGAGGCAATCCGAAAGGGTTGGAGGCTGTCGAATGCGTACGCCCTAAGACAGACAGGCGCAGGTGGACAGTGGCACGGTGTTGACTATTTAAAGGAAGTTACCAAGGGAGAATACGATCATCTTGCAATCGTTCCAGATCCACGCTACGATGAATCTATCATATTGACTCCAGATGAGTTCAAAGAATACAACGCAAAAAAAGAAGCAGAGCTATTAAAGCTTGCTAATAGTAACGACAATAAAGGAGATACGATTATGTTTTTCACAAAAGAAAAAGTAAAAAATTCTGCCGACCTTGAGAAGATGTCTGTTGAACTTCCAAAGTCAAAGAAGACAGTTGAGTTGATGAAGCTTATCAACGCCGCTGATGAAATGGAAATGAACTCAGACAAGCCTGTTTACGCTAATGGGGATCACAAGATCAAGATCAATGAGTCGGAAGAAATGTCTGTGAACGAGCTTGTTGAAAAATACAACTCTCTATGCAGTAAGAAAAATGAAGACGACGACGC